CGCTTCGACGCCCTCGCGAACACGTTCTACCCTATACGCGCGCGAACGGGCGGCCGCATCGACCTCGCACGCCTTAGCTCTCTTGTATAGCTGGCTATCCTCATAACGACACTAACCACAACCAAAACAGAGATAAAGATGTCAAATATCAACGACCTCCTCAACGACGCCTCCGTGTCCGTAGAGGACAAGCTCATGGCATTAAAGCAGAAGGCCGTCGAGGTGCCTGCGTGGGCGGGCAAGAAGAACCTCGAGGGGCAGTATGATCCGAAGTACCACCCAGTGATGGACAAGACGCAGTACCCAGATGTCGTCGGCAAGGAGGGTATCGAGAAGGTCACGCGCGTGGCGCTCGACCTCCAGCGTCTCGCCGTTAAGCGTATGACCGAGCTATGCGTCGGCATACCCGTCAAGCGCATCTACAAGCCAGCCGACGAACGACAGAAGGAGGTAGCGCAGTACCTTGAGGCGATCCTCCTGCGCAACCGCGTCGACACGCTCAATATCGAGCGCCTTAATATGCTCTTCGCAGGATGCGAGGTACTGACGCTTTGGTACGCCACCGAAGCACCTAACAACGTGTACGGCTTCGAGAGCCGCCTCAAGTTCCGAAGCCGCAACTTCTCCCCGATGCTCGGCGATGCGCTGTACCCGCTCTTCGACGAGTTCGGAGACCTCGTGGCGCTCTCGGTGGGCTACGCTCGAAAGGTTGGCAAGTCGAAGATAAACTACTTCGACACCTACACCGACGGCCTGCACGTCCGATACAGCGACGGCGGCGACGGCAAGTGGACGGAGGTAGAGCGCGAGGCAACCACCCTCGGAAAGATCCCCGCCGTGTATATGTACCGCCCTACGCCTATTTGGGAGAATACCTCGGAGACCGTCTACGAGATCGAAATGGCGCTATCACGTAACGGCAACTACCTCCGCAAGAATTCGAAGCCGCTGTTTATCGTGATGGCCGACGAGGTTATTTCCTACGGCGACGAGAAGAGCCAAGATCGCGAGTTCCGCTCCGTGATGCAGTACCCCTCGGGCGCACGAGCCGAGTATGTGACGTGGGAGCAGGCCGTCGACAACCTCAAGTTCTTTGTCGATAACCTCCGCTCGCTCTTCTTCACGCAGCTACAGCTCCCCGACTGGTCGTACGAAAAGATGAGCCAGCAGGCACTCTCGGGCGAAAGCCGTAAGCAGCTATTCATCGACGCACAGATGAAAGTCACGGACGAGAGCGGCCGACTACTCGAGTTCTTCGACCGAGAGCTGAACGTGGTAAAGGCGTTCTTAAAAACGACGCTCCCGACGTACGCCGACGCTATCGACGCCCTCATCGTCGAGACGAAGATAACGCCCTTCTCGATCGGCGACCAGCAGGAACTGGTCAATATGCTCATCACGGCGAGCGGTGGCCTGCCTATCATGTCGCAGCGAGAGGCTATCGAGGCACTCGGTCACTCGGAGGACGTCGATCAGACGCTACGCGAGATAGCCGAGCAGTCGCAGGGCGACGTGTTTAACCCCTTAGAGGGCGCTATCGGTGGCGAAGCGTAGTAACACCCCATCCACGAGGAGAAAGGCCGTCACAGGCGACGGGAGCGACGTACGCTGGCAGTGTCGCGACTGCGCACTCATCCACGATCTCGCCTACCCGTCGGCCGTCGACGGACGCCACACCCTCGGGCGATGTAAGTACAACAAGCACGGCGGGCGCTTCCTCGACCTCCTCTCGAGGGAGGCCTGCCAGCACTTCCAGCAACGAAGCAAGGACTAACCACAATGGCAAAGAAGCTCACCACGCCACGCCGACGCCGACGCACGGCAGGCCTCGACTACGAAGCCCTGCACCGCCTGCACCTCGAGGCCTACACGCGTATGATCTCGGGGGCGTACGATAAAGCCATATACGAGGCGGTGGCGGTAGCCGTCACCATCCACGGCGTCAAGCCTCCAGAGGGGGAGATCTTCACGTTCGACAAGCACCCTTCGGCGAAGAAGCGCATCGAGGGCGTTATGGTAGGCCTGCAACGGCGTATGCAGGGGATCATCGAGCAGGGCGTGCGCGCCGAGTGGACGCTCGCAAACAACAAGACCGACGCCCTCGTAAAGCGCGTCTACGGCAAGAGCCTCGAAGCGATGCCCGAGGAGCGGAAGCGCCTACTACTAAGCAACAACGAGGACGCGCGCGAGGCGTTCATCAAACGAAAGGAGAAGGGATTGGGTCTTAGCGACCGCGTATGGCGCTACACCGAGCAGTTTAAGGCCGAGATCGAAATGGGGCTTGACATCGGTATTCGTGCGGGCAAATCCGCTGACGAACTCTCCCGCTCACTGCAGGGCTTCCTACGCGAGCCGAACAAGCTATTTAGGCATGTGCGTGACGAACACGGACAGCTCCGACTATCGGCACGCGCCAAAGCCTATCACCCTGGGCAGGGCGTGTACAGATCGAGCTATAAGAACGCCCTGCGCCTCGCCGCAACGGAGACGAATATCGCCTACCGAACGGCCGACCACGAACGCCAGCAGGCGCTGGACTTCGTCGTTGGTATCGAGGTGCATCTGTCGGGCAACCATACCCTCAACGGCAAGCCCTTCCGTTGCATGTGCGACGACCTCGTCGGCAAGTACCCGAAGGACTTTAAATTCACGGGCTGGCACCCCAACTGCCGATGCTACACAACGCCCATCCTCAAGACACCCGAGGAGGTGGCCGCCGACACGCAACGCATACTCCGAGGCGAGCCGACTGACGGGCGGAGCGTTAATGCTGTGGTCGACGTCCCCGAGGGCTTCAATACGTGGCTGGAGGAGAACAAAAGCCGTATCGAGGGGGCGAAGTCTTTGCCGTATTTCATCAAGGACAATCCTAAGCACATTGGGAGTTCTCAGTATTCAGACAGGCATATCAAGACGCAGAAAGCAGAAATAAAGAAGCAACGCATTGATATATTAGACTGGGCGAAGAAGATGCTTGTCGGGAAAGAAATTGTTCGCCCCGAGTTCGCCCAGCCCATCACATTTACGGTGGGTGGGCTGAAGGAAGCCATCAATCAGCCTCACAAGAACTACATGGCGAAGAATGACGCTATAAGAGAAATCGAGATGCTAATCAAAAGGTCTGACTATATCGGGTATGCTGGGGACTTTAAGGGGCGTCCATTCAGATACCACTACTTCCGCACCAGTATTCAGGGGACACCTTCGCTCATCATCGTACGCCAAGAGCGTGGAAAGCTGTGTTTTTACAGTATAGTGGAAGAGAATAAGGAGATAACCTCAAGAATTAGCACATCAGATACAGTCTGAGGTAACTCTTCGAGATTATCTCCCCATTCGCTGCAAAGGTAAGCTAAGCATTCCGCTTATGCAAATATCTCACAGGGGCTATGCCCTCGCCCGCTGTGGCTTTCGGTAGATCTGAAAGCGGCGCACCACGCACCGACGCCCCTCGTACTTTCGACCCTCTCTCACGCCAGCCCTGTAAAGTGCCTGCACCGAGCAGCCCACCTCCGACGGCGTGAAGTGGTCGAAGATAGCGGCCAGCGAAAAGAAGTAGTGCGAGCGGTCGCTGTGTCCCTCGGGAGCGTCGTGAAAGCGCACCTCATAGGCGTAGTAGACACTCTTACTCATCGCACCCGTCGATCATTATGTGGTAAGCGTCGCGCGTGAGGTCGACGTCGTAGAGTGCGTCGTGGAGCTTGTCCTCCGAGACCGATACGCCGAGCTGCGCGGCCACGGTCGAGAGCTTGAAGTTCGGCATCAGTGGTCGCTCGGCGAGCAGGTACTGCGACGCCAGCACCATAACGTCGACGGAGTTCGACCAGAACCACGAGCCGAAGTAGTTGTCGCCGTTTTGTAGGAAGAAGCCCCGCAGGAACTGGTTGTCAAAGGAGGCGTTATTATAGCACACGAGGAAGAACTTATCCGTCTTGTTGTACTTATTAACGTAACGGGCGAGTAGGGCGACGAGCTTTCCATAGACCTCTTCCATAGGTGGGTAGGCGTCTATCTCCTCACGGGTGACGCCACCGACGGCGAGAGCCTCGTCCAGTATCTCGGCTTTGGGGTTTGGGCGCACTTTGAAGTCAAAGCGCTCCTGCTCGACGCCGTCGACCTCGACTATTCCGCTTATCTGGTGTATGCCATGCCTGGCTGGGTTCGTTCCCGTTGTTTCTAGGTCAAAAAATAGTAGTTTCATATTTATATTGTTAATTAGTCTTTGATGCCTAGCATTTTGCAGATGATGTCTAGGCGGTGGTCTTCTGCCATACTTTCAAGTTTTTCGACCCTACAGGGCTCGAAAACATTGGACGTTTTAGAGGCTTCGCCAATCATAAACTCATCGGGCTTGTCACCATCTAACAGTTCCGCCTCTTTGTTTTCAATAACTGCGAATAATCTACCCTCTAGCCTAAGACCACGACCTTTACCCCAATTGCTATCTATCCTGATAGTGTAGTACACTAATATGTTATCGAAAATCTTTACACGGTTAGCTCTGTGTATACACTCCATCCTATTGTAGGAAGTGGTTCCATCATGTATCACCCTCCACACCAGTGGGTTCTTTGCGAGCTGTGCTCTTACGTCTTCTCGAGTCATGATTGTTGTCGTTGTTAAAAGTGCGCCCCGCACAGCTTTACCCAAGCAGGGCGCACTCGTGGTTAGTTATGCGTTGCGTTCGCTCTTGAGCTTCATGATAGCCCTTGACGCCTCCTCCCATTCGCCACCGAAGACGTAGGTAATGGCGCTCTGTGCTGTGTCGCTTAGAGGCACTTCCTTTGCTATCTCCCGTAGCTCCTTGAGTAGCTCGGTGTAATCCTTCTTGTCTGCTTCAAAGCCGAGCCGTTCAGCCTCTTGGCACAGATAGATATTCCTCATCAAGATGTGCGAGCCACCAGCACATAAGTACTTCACTACTCTTGTGAGCACAACACCTCGGAAGAAGTCGATACGATAGGTGACAAGCAGGTTGTCACACCACGCTGTCAGCACCTCTTTTTGTTCTTTGGTCATAGCTGTGCGTATTTAGTTGTCTTGCTTCTGCTTAATCTTCCGTATCTGGTGGAGCTGGGTGCGGAGGGCGTGTATCTCGGTCATTAACTTCTTGCGTTGTTCGTGCTTCTCCTTCTTCACCCGCTCGAGTTGCTGTTGGAGGTAGCGGTTGATATTGCTCATACTCTCCCGCAGGTAGTCCTTGGACTTGTGTAGCTCGTACACCTCACCCTCTAAACTCCAACAGCGGAAGAAGAGGAACACGCACAACACGGCTAATCCAAGGCAGACCACGAAGAGGGCGGCGGCGAATATTTCGATCGTCATAGTCATAGCTGTACATTCTTGGTTAGTAACTCTTCGGTGATCTCGAGAGCGTTAGGCTCAGCGTCTCGGTGCTTCGCCACTCGGAAGCGCGGGGGACTGTCTCCCCCGCCCGCCCCTCGAGTT